AAAAATTCACACCATTTACAATTCTTTTTGTTTTGACCAGGCACTTTTGGGAATTGAATATCTTTGTAAGTACCATCATCATTAAAGACAGTATTGATAAATTCCATAAATTCATCATGTGCTTTTGTAACAGATGGTGCACCATGTGATGGAGCGTGCTTTGATATATAAGGAACTGGAAATGCCGAATCTTCCGGCAACTTCCTTCTCATAATCTGATATTCAACTCTAATCTTTTGTAAAGGAATGTTAAAAAGTTCTGAATAATATTTCTTATATAGAAGAATTTGTGCGTTTTTAAACTTGTCCGCCTTTTGATATTGATTCCAACCTTGCGTTGAAGTTTTAAGGTCAATAATGATAATTGAATTCTCTGCCATATCTCTAAGAACAATATCTATGAATCCAATAAAATGAACACCTTCTTTGATTTTAGCGTTCAATGGAATTTCAATACCAACCAATTCAAATCCAGACTTAGAATAGAATTTATTGAGATTCTTTTTTAACCATTCTAAGATTCGTCTACCATCACCATAGAATTCTTCCAATTCTATTTGGGTACATGGTGTTCCTTCACTAAGAGCTTCTCTCTCTTTTGTAAAGTTTTCTTTCATTCTGTCCAATAGTAACTTATCCAAGTCAATCTCATCAGCTTGCTTTTTGGATACACCATACATTACTGAAAGATAGTGTTGGATAGTTTCATGCATTGAACTACCAAATATAGTGTGAATGTTACCAGAACTTTCACCTAATTTATCTATATAATTTAACTTATATTGTTGCGGGCAGCTACTCCACATTGAGTACTGCGAAAATGATACTTTTGCCATAATGTAAAGATACGAAAATTATCCGATATTACCAATTAAATTTTCAACTTTAATTTAGTAATTTGCTTAGGGTCAGTACCATAAGCTTCCGCAATTTCTTTGATATGAGTTTTACCTGCGGTTGTTTGGTATAATATATGAACATAATCCTCAGCCTCTAACTTAGATACTTCGTAGTACTTAGCTACTAACTCAATTACCCAACCTTCGTACTTATCTGCTGAAGCTGGTTTCATATATTTTAGAAATGCTCTTGTCTTTGGAATCAATCCAATTAACGCAAGATACATTGCTTTTGGTGGAGCTTCCTGAATGTAAGGTGATATATCTGCTATCAATTCAATCCACTCTGGTTTCATAGAAAGAAAACGGAGTATCATATAGTTACTCCATGTCTTTTTATCACTCTCATCAAGCTTATCCCAATATTTTGGGTCTTTATCTTGCGTTATTGCGTTAATATGGTCAAATAATGTTTTAGCCATGTTATAATTAATCTTCTACTTTTAAACCCGGAGGCAATAATTCATTAAGTACTTCACCACAATCTCCACAAAGGAATAATTCTACTGGTAGTACTTCATCTTTTGGTTTACCAGTTAATAATTTTGAAATCTTACGAAATCCAAACCCTTGTACAAAAATTTCACCACCACATTTCTTACATGCGATTGCTTCAGTTTTTTCCAATGCAATTGGTTTTTCTTCTTGTGGTGCTATTGGTTGCCCACCTGCTCCTAAAATGTTAGCCATTATATAATATTTAAAATTTGAATTAATGTTGATGCTGCTATAATCTCTTTATCAATTGCTACTGCAGATTTAGCAATACTATCACCTAAGATTAGAATTACACCAGATGTATTTTCAGGTGCATACTCATCAACCTTATCATAAAGAAGTGTGTACAATTCTGAAAACTCTGATGCTCTACTATCAATAATAGCCTGTCTTAGTTTCATATATTTATTTCTCTTATCATCATTTGATTTAAGAATATCCAATACTTTTAACTTATAATCATTTTCTAATAGATTTTGTACATCTACTTTCAACTTACCTTTATGAGAATTCAATTGGCAAGTGTTGATTACTTTACGAATATCAGGATAACTAGCATCAATTATTGGAACTAAATCTTTTACATCAAATTCCACACCCTCAGCTTTCAAAATCTTACTCATTTGAATAGCCACATCTCTTTTAGTTGGTGGAATGATTTGGAAAGATTGACAACGAGATTGAATTGGTTCAATTACTTTCTCTACATAGTTACAAGTCAAAATGAATCGGCAATGCTTAGAGAATGTTTCCATTAAGTTTCTAAGAATAGCTTGAGCGTTTTGTGACATGTAATCAAACTCATCCATTATAATAATCTTAAATGGTTTAAATCCCATTGAAGATGCAAAGTTCTTTACTTTATTACGAACTGTATCTACATTATTTTCATCTGATGCGTTAATTATGATATAATCACAATCTAATGAATTAACAATCAATTTAGCTAATGTAGTTTTACCAGTACCCGCTCTACCATAAAGTAATAAATGTGGTACATCCCCACTTTCTAAATAAGTTTCTACTTTTGATTTTAGGTGCTCATTACCTACATAATCTTCTAACTTATTAGGTCTATATTTTTCAACCCACAATGAGTGGTTGTTTTCTTCTTGCTGATATTCAAACATAATTTTTTATTTTCCAGTTGAACCGAATCCGCCTTCGCCTCTTTCGGTATTTGATAATTCATCCGATTCTACAAATTCAATTGGTGGGTGAGGGATAATCATAATTTGTGCAATTCTATCACCCACTTTGTAGGCCAATGAATCCAATCCATTTGTTTTCTTAAATGTAGCTTGCAATTCACCTCTATATCCACTATCAATTACACCAACTGAATTAGATAATGCTAACTCATATTTTCTGATTGATGAACGAGGGAATACTAACCCAACAAATCCTTTTGGTATTTCCATAGCTATACCAATACCATAACTTACATCAAATGTTGTATTAGATATGATTTCAGTTGCTACTAAATCCATCCCAGCATCACCTTCTTTGGCGTATGTTGGAATTACTGCATTAGGCTTGAGTTTCTTTATTTTCACTTGCATATTCATCAATTTTTTGTTCAAAGTTTTGAGAATCTTTTTGGAAATTTTTAATAGCTTCTCTTTGTTTCTCTCTCATATCTTTACCTTCATTTGTAAGCTCTCTAGCAAATATTTTAAATATCTTACCAGTTTTTCCATTTTGGAAAGTAATATAAGAATCCTTAACATTAGTAATTGTAAAAATTACTTTCGGGTCTTCATCTCTATTTAATTCATCATCAGTCCAAGCAAATACTTGTGGTTCATCTTCATCAAACTGAAAACACCATTCGCATTCTTCATACTTTTCCTGATTCAATTTAATTTGTCCAATTTGTTCTGATTGTTGGGATACTTCCTCAACTTTTACTTCTTCTACTTTTTTTGTTTTTTTAGCCTTTGCCATATTATTTTGTTTTTATCTTCCTACTTCTGATAGGTATTTTGCTTTCATTTCTTCCCAACTAATTCCGATAGCATCTATGTAGAATAAGTGTTCAGGTTTAATTCTTCCCTCATCATGTAGTTTTGTATATCTACTGATTGCGTGTTTCTTCCACCATTTGTTAATGTATTCAGTACCTTGCTTAAACTTATCTTTAAGAATTAATTGGTCTTCGGTAATTTTATCACAAAGAAAATCAGTTCCATTTTCATACATCATTGCCATATACACACCTCTCTTAAATCCGTGATGATATTCAGTTGCCTTAATACCACATTCCTTAAAGATTTGTCCTAATATCTTTTGTTTGATACCACTAACAGGTCCGTTAGCTTCATATCCCATATTAGCACCGTTACGAGCTCTCTCATCTGAAATGTTATCTTTGTACCATTCAGCACGATTTTCTTTTAACCATTGATGCCAAGGGTCATAATACTTATCATCCGGCTTAATACTAATCTTACCAGCCGATTCGCCTAGCGTTTTAAATAGTGGAATACCATTGTATTGAGAATGAATACCATATAGGGATGTTGTACCCACTGCTATAAGAACGTTTTCATATTTTTTCTTCCAATACTCTCTAACTTCGGGCACCGTAGTCATCATAGCGATTAACTTACCACCTAAGAAGTTATATCCTAAAGGTTGAGTACATACAATAGTAGAAGCAATGGTTGTATTATTAAGTTTACCTTTCTGAAACTTATCTTCCTTTGTCCATCCAATGAAGTTATCCCTCACACCCAATGCGGTTACATCAGATGCTAATGAAATTTGTCCTAATAGTTTTCCACTTGTCCTATCCTTTACATTAATCTTTACATTACGACCAGGGTTTGCTGTAAAATCCATTGTGTGAATCATACGTCTTACCGCTGCCCACTTAGTAGATTCCTTCGGGTCTTCCACAATCTCAACGTAAGGGTCTAACGATTCAATTTCTTTTATCGTTAGCTCCTTATCATTGATATTTGTTGGTTTCCATTGAGAATCATAATACGATGCTATTTGGGCTTTAGACTGAATCATTGATGGTTCTTGCAACTCCACCCACTTTTTGTATAGTGTTTGTTCTTGCACAGACATCGTCATAAGATAGTCCATATTTTCTTTTAACTTTGCTTTTTCGGTATCAAAGTCAAAGACAGGTTTTTGTGGTTCAGTTTCCCAAAAGCTCATAATAATTATTTAATTTCTACTAAGTAATAGTTTGAAGTGTAATCACCATCAGTAAAAGAAGCATGTGCTAATCCTTTAGATGAGATTTTCAATGAAGATGATTTAGAACCTTTGTTAGCAGTTAAGATTGCTTTCAAATATTTTGCTGAGAAAGCGATTGGTTCAACATCCTCTTTTGCTGTTGTTTCTACAGCGATTGAAATTCGGTTTGAGTTAATTGAAGAATAACCCAAAATGATTTCAGCTTTTTTATCCTTTACAGTAAATGTAAAAGTATCCGCATCTGCCAATGCACCTTTTGATTTAATAAACTTATTTACAAAGTCATCATTCAAAGTAACTTCTGCATCAAAAGCAGGTAATGCTTTCAAATCAGGTACTGCTGGGATAACAGATGGTGCTGCTAACATATATTGTACCTTAGTTCCTTTATCAGAGAACTTAACTGCTCCAGTTGTTTCTTCAACTGAAATTGCTTCATCCAATACACTCAACAATCCTTTTAATTGAGATGTAGTGTAAATACCAAACTCACCATTAGGGAAATCAGTTTCAGCAACTGTAACATCACCTAACAATGTTTTGTCATCAGAAATCATTCTTACCGATAAATTCTTATCATCGGATTTAATCATAACGGATTCAATCTCACCACCAAGGTTGTAACGATTGATAAAACCATCAAATTTGCTTTTGTTCATAATTGAAATTTTATATTTTAAAAGTTTATATTACACAAATATACGAAAAATACCTGAAACTACCAACTAAAATGAAAAGAATTTTTCGGCAGTTTTAGCGGCAGATAGTACCTCACCCCATCCTAATGCTCCATAAAAGTCCTCTAATTTCTTCAATAACTCCCTTTCAAAGATTTTATCATAATCAATGTATTGAGTTACCAATTCCATAATTTCAGGTGCATCATTATATCCCTTAAATCCAAGTCCTTCCAATCCATATGGATTTTGTTTTAGATACACCCATTTAATCTTATCACCATCTCTCATTGGTTCGTATTTAGATGGACATTTAAAGTGTACCAACAATTGATTGTGAGCAATTGCTGCTTTAACATGAGCCGGAGTACCAGATGCAAATTGGAACATTGCCGTTTGGTCTTTTTTCTTTGGAAGATATTTAGATAATTCTTTTACAGCCGAGTTCTTAGCAATTGAAGTTACATCCATAGTTACCAATGCTTTTTTGAAAGCCTGTATCTTATCGGTTAGTATTTCTTCGTTATCACCTTTTAGAATTTGAATAAGAACCTCACCCATAAATTTACGGAACTCAGCTGGATATGATGAACGAACTACGTCCAACCCTTTAACATCTAATCTATCCATTGGAATACCATTCTCAGCCACAATCCATTGAGCGTATCTTTTCTTAGCAATCCAAATACCACTTCGAGATACGAACTCTTTCTTAATTTGAAAACGGTGTTTTTCTTTTGCTACATTGAATATTTTTTCAGCCAACACATCATAAAAATTATTTAAGAAGTCTTGCGTTTCACCAGCAATACTATCTACTAATTTAGCAATTTCCGAATCTTCTTTTGTTTTCCAATCAGGGAATCTATGGTCTAAGATAGGTACTGCTGAAAAGAATACCGAATCCGTATCAATGTAAATGTTGTAATCACCACCTTTAGTTCCTAACTCTTTGTTGTACTTAATGTTAGCCATATCCGCAGTTGATTTAATTACGGTCTGACCTGTTAGTGTTACCGCCTCAGCGTTATCCACATCATAGAATCGGAATGCCGGCAAACCTAACACACCATAAAGAGAGTTCAAAAGAATCTTTTGTACAAGCTGTCTTTTCTTATAGAAAGCGTACTTCTCTTTGTCACCAGCTTCACCAAACTTCTTTTCCAACTTACGGAATTCAACACGCTGATTGAACCACAAATCCAAAATATCAGGAATACAACCAGGTTTATCAGTTTTATACAATACACCATTTGATGCTACCGAACATTTAGCTTCTTCAAATAGTTTCTTTAGGTTTTCTTTTGTGATTTGCCTATCACCAATTGTGTACATATCAACTTCACCCTTCATAAACTTTTGTGCATCCCAATCATTAATTTTACCAATCTTAGTTTCAGGACTGATGTTTACAGTCATAATGATTGATGGGTATAGTGAAGTTAAGTCCAAGTCATAAATCCAATCGTATTTACCAACAATAGGTGCCTTTACATAAGCTCCAATGAATTTTTCTTCATTGTTCTCTCTAATGGCTTCCATACGTTCTTGTCTATCTGCAGGTTTGTTTGGTGCCACAATGTTCTTACGTTTAAGGTAAGTAAGCATCGCACCCTCTAAGTATTTAGATGAATAAACAAAATCTTCATAAGGTACGTGTCCAGCGTGACATATACCTCTACATAAATCAATGAATTGTAATTTCCTATCCAATGAAACTACGAGGTCAACGTCAATCAAGTTATACTCAATAAACTTTTCAATATCATCTTTGAATAATTGGTCCAAATTACCTTTGTATTCAATCTTACCTCTACCCAATTCTTTCATAGCGATACTATCCAAACGATAGTTATCTAATTCTGAATATGTGTATGTACGATATAGTTGTAAGTAGTCCAAATAAGATACACCAGCCATAAAGAATCTCTTACGATATGGAGACCAGAAACATTCACCTATTGGTGATAATCTATTAGCGTGCTTAGCACCTAATAATCTTTTAATACGATTATACAAATACGGAGTATCAAAGTAGTCAATGTTCCAACCAGTTACAATTGTTGGATTAATCATTTCATACAAATCCAAATACTTTAGAATCATATCCCTTTCATCTCTAAAAGGAATTACAGTTCTATTACCGGTATTACTTTCTTTCATCTTACCGGCTTTATCCATAATCAATACCCAAAAATGGTCAGTAGCTGAATCATGCAAACCTATCGCTGTTAATTCATTCTCTGATTTTTCAACATCAGGTAATCCACTTTCCATTTCAACCTCAATATCGTATGTAAGTGTAATGTGGCCTTCAGATGGTATATCCGAATCGGTATATGTATCAACTAATACTCTTGTTGTTTCAGGTACATCGGATTCAAATAAATCCGGGTCATCTTTTTTAAATTTGAATATCTTAGTAAGCTTATCACCATAAAGAGAAGTGTATTCACCTCTATCGGCTTTTTCATAAGCATATCTACTATAAGGGAAAGTGCGGTATCCCAATTTATCATCCCAAATGTGCACTAAATTCTTTTCTCTTTGATAATAGCAATTCTGATACATCTATTCACTTAATTTTTTATGTAATATAGAAAACATTTTTGTATCGTTTTCTGATAATTCGTTTGCTCTTTTTAGAGCTGCCAATTCCCTTTCACTTCTATAAGTATCGTCATCCAATATCTTATCAAGCAATTCAAACAATTCTTTTTGATTATTGAAAAACATACCATTCGGTTCTATTTCTCTATAACAATCTGAATTATGAAATATCATTGGAGTTCCATTCATCATACAATCCGTTGCAGATACACTCCATCCATAATTTGTTTGTAATGGTTGTATTCCAACTTTACATAATTGTAATTTTTCATAGTATGCTTGCTTTGATGCCTCTTTTGTTGTATCAAACCAAGGTAACTTTTTATCCTTATGTTGATATTGTGGCACCCATACTTTGAAATCTTGTCTATGTTTTTTATAAGCTTCCATATAACCAACAAACTTATTATAGTTCTTATATCCAGCCGTTCTATGATTGAATACAATTATGTTATGTTTATTTGGATTTGGTTCTGATATGATTTTATCTTTCATCACTCCCAAGTTCCAAACACACAATTTCTCATCTAATTGTTTTAATACAAAATCACCAAACCATTGCTTTGCTTCTTCAATAACTTTATTCTTTTGGTCCTGTGTGTTGATAAAACATGTATCCATTTGTAATACTCCCAATATTTCGTTTGGTAACCAAAGTTCTTTTGCTTTACCAGGTCTATTATCAACTCCGTTACAATGACTCATTTCCCACCAATGACAATAACCAATTATTTTTGTATCGGTTGTTTTTCTATATCTACCAACAACATTCCAATCGGGCAGATGCGAATAGATAATATCATAATCAGTATTCTTCAACACACCAACCAATTCTTCAGGTGGAAAACACCTCTGATTCATCATATCGCCAGGTATAGGAACTTCAATTTGCTTAATGTTATCTAACATATTAAGCTTTGCACATACATTACCTTTTGGCATTACCACATACCAAAAATACTCACCATAATTCTTTAAGGCATTAACGTGATTGAAAAGGACATCCACAAAGGAATCCTTTTCAATATTTGAGTAGTTAGTAATATTTGGTATTACTAATACTTTTCTTGCGTTATGGTAATTTACACTAGTTTCCCAAAAATTCATTTGCTCTCCTTTTCCATTTTTTAAATGTATCCATTGAATCTTCTAAGTTTAGAATCTTCTCTTTATTAAC